ATTTTGTCTTCCTTGGCTACATGATCTCTTAATGTCTTTTCACATGATTTGTAGCCTAGGGCGTTGCATACATCTCTCGCCCTAAACTACGGCTTTTCTGACGTACCGACAATTTTGATGGCGAGTTTCTTTCCGTCAATTTCGTACTCGCTAGACTCGTTGAACCATTGAACTAACGATGTCATTTTCTGATACCTCGCATACGTTTAAGAGAAATCAAATTTTATACGTGCCATCCGGTCTGGGTCACAAAACGTAGCTATCGATAATATCCGCGGGACGCGGAATCTTAACGTAAATTTTCTTTAGCATTTCAGCCGCGATAATAAAATGAACCGATGACGTTGTATACGGAAATTGGTTCACATCGTAGCGTTTCAATTGCGCGAGAAACTCTGGTTGTAAACTCTGAATTTTACGATGAGCGGATGGTTGTAAAGTACGTTTGCCACCCGTAAACGCGCGAATAACGTCTTGGATATCGTTGAAAAATTCAAACGGTGGAAATGTAATCGGATCGTTTAAATCGACCGGAATATTCGGTTGTAAATCTTTACCATCGTAAAATCGATTCATAGTTCCCATGATGACGCGATCATCATCTTTCCACGTCACGGGTAAAGCGGGATGCGGCCCGCCCGCTACATCGAACGAATATTTACACGTAATTGGCTGAAATTTCGATTGGACTATTTGAGCGTTTCTATGGCCATAAGTATCGAATAAATTGCCAATTTTGGGTAAAAGCGAATACGATACTCCAAAATCGGATAAAAATATCATAATTCCGGCGTTTTCGACGTAGAACGTATCTTTTCCGTTATTTATCGAATACTCGTAGTAACCTCCGGATGGTACGCGTTTCATCAATATATTCGCCAATTTGATATCGCGGTGATATATACCGTATTTTGAATGAATCGTGTGCACGGCCAACATCAATTGACAGAATATGGAATAATGTTGATTGTGAGTAAACGGCGATTTACTCATTTTTATAGCGTCCGAATCTGCCGGCTCCATAATCGTGAGATAACAAAAGCCTTTTGGTCTCGCTTCATTTTCTTCCGCGGCAACCAACAAACAGCCATCGCATACGGCTATATTGTACACGTACAGAAAATTTGGACTAGCTTTCATCGATAAAATGGCTTGAGTTAAATGTAACAACGCGTATTCCGCGGGATAAGATTGTTTTGGAATCTCCCCAAATTTTACGTTACGACCGACGAATTTTTGCATCAAAATCTTTTGGTTTTCGGTTAGATACGACTCTTTAATCACTACATATTCCCGGCCAATTTTAGCTTTGTATACTTCTCCGTATGAACCGTATCCAATTTCAACGACATCCGTCAAATTGTGTCTAAATTGAGAATGTAATCCCGACATGCACATGTCCCATTGTTTCAAGTCAATTTTACGCAATTCATCGTTCACTCGCGTTTTTATCATTTCGCGCAATTGATACGTGAACCGAGTAGTCTTAACGGGGGATGAAGATACGCGTGGACGCGGACGCGGACGCTCAAAACACTCTCGTTCTAGCTCCGCGTATACCGGTCCATTAATCTTGATGACGCGATTGGTTCGTGGATTAACCGTTGGATTCAACCGCCATACGTCGCATATTTTACCCTTTGGCGCATGCTGTCGTTTAGGTTTAGTCTCGCATTCTCGCTCGAGTGCGGCGTACGTCGGTCCATCGAGCTTAATCTTGCGAGCGGTACGCGGATTTATCAACGGCGATTGGGTCCATTTTCTGCAAATTGTCGTCATTTCTGATTTTATTACGAATATTTTTCGGGTCGTCCGCTAAAATTTGATTAAGAGCTCTCAACATCATGCAAAATGATAACCACTATGAATATATTCGTATACGCGTGGGCGTGCGACGAGTCTGAAAGGACCGCCATTCGAATCTACGGAATCAACGCGGACGGTGAAACTGTAGCGTTACGAATAGAAAATTTCACACCATACGTTTACATTCATCTTCCAGAGAAAAATTACAAGGCGTATGCGGAAGCGCTCTTGGCGGAAATTGGTAAACTGACAATTATGACGCATATAGTCAAAAAAAGTCATTTATATTCGGGATACGGCGATGGCTCATCGCAGTTTCTATGCTGTCAATGCGATTCTCGTAAAAAAATATACTACATCGGTCACGCGCTCAAATCGAAAAAGATATTAGATCGCGGGTTTAAACTTCACGAAGAATCGGCGTCGTCGATATTACAACTCGTAGCGTTGAGAAACATACGGATGGCAACGTGGATATCGTTTAAAGGTTCCATAGCTAAAGAGCGCATTACCGCGTGTGATCAAGAATACATAGTCAGTTGGCAAAAACTGAGTCCGAGCGATGAGACTATGCAAGTGTCTCCTAAAATTATCGCGTTTGATTTGGAAGTAAATTCTGAAAATGTAACCGCGATGCCCTCGAATAAACCCGATGATACAATCTTTCAAATTTCGTGCGTGATCCAACATTACGGCGATCGTCGTAAAATATTGTTGACGTTGAATGGATCCGATCTCGACGACGAATCATTGAACGGTATCGAAACGATCACGTACGATACGGAGGAAGCGTTACTACTCGGATTTATAGAGTTGATTCGCTTCGAAAAACCAAACGTCCTTACCGGCTACAATATTCTCATGTTTGATATAGCGTATCTAATTCAGCGATGCGAACGCTATTCTCTCACAAACGAGTTGTGTTTGGCGGGATTGAATCGGCAATTGCCCGCGATGGAACGAAAAATCAAATGGTCTTCATCCGCGTACAAGAATCAAGAGTATTCGTTTATCGATTGGGAAGGGATACTAATTTTAGACTTGTTGCCGTTAGTAAAACGGGATTACAAATTAGACAATTACAAGCTAGACACGGTCGCGCAAGAATTGATTGGAGCGGAAAAGGATCCCGTTCACGTTAAAGAAATATTCGCGGCGTATCGTTCGAAACGAATGGCTCGCGTCGGTAAATATTGCGTGCAAGACGCGAATCTTTGCATAGACTTGTTGAATCACATGAATTGTTGGATATCGTTGGCCGAGATGGCAGTAGTGTGTAAAGTTAGCATGTTTGACTTGTATACGCGTGGTCAACAATTGCGAGTGTATTCTCAAGTTTACGCGTATTGCGTAAAGCACGATATGGTCGTTACGTCTGACGGATACGAATGTAAAGCGGGAGAGCGATATCTCGGCGCTTACGTCAAAGATCCAGTGCCAGGTTACTATGAAAATATAGTCCCGTTTGATTTTTGTTCGTTGTATCCGAACGTGATGATCGCTCACAATATTTGCTATTCTACGTTTGTACCCGAAAACTCGTCAATCCCGGAATCGGATTTCAACACGTACGAATGGGAAGATCACGTGGGTTGTCAACACGATCCAAAAGTTGTCGAGGTTGAAAGATTGACTAGTAAAATCAACGATATTGAGACGGAGATTAAATCGCAAATGAAACGACGAGATGAGCAAAAGGGTGCGCGAGCAAAGGCGACGATTCAAGCGAAAATAAATAAACTGCGATCGAGTCAAAAACCGTATAGAGAGAAACGAGTCGAAATGAAAAAGGGAAAGCCGGTCAATTACGACGACGATAACGGAAACGTAATCAGCGGCATCGTGTGCGCGAAGCGAAAATATCGGTTTTTGAAAGACTCTGTTAAAAAAGGCGTGATACCTACGATTATTCAAGATTTGCTCGATTCGAGAAAAGCTGTTAGAGCAGCTATTAAAACGTGCGCTCCGGAAAATAAAGTCGTGTACGACAAGAAACAGTTGGCGTATAAAGTTTCCGCAAATTCGCAGTACGGAGCGATGGGTGTGAGACGCGGTTACATTCCGTTTATGCCGGGAGCAATGTGCGTCACGTATTTGGGTCGCGAAGCGATAAAGAAAGCGGGTCGTATCATCACCGAAAAATACGGTGGACAATGGGTCTACACGGATACCGATTCGACTTATGTCATATTTCCAGCTTTGAAAACTCCGCGGGAAATTTGGGATCACGCGATTGCCGTGTCTATCGCGGCGTCGGCAGAGTTTCCGGGAGCCATGTGTCTAGAGTTTGAACAAGCCATCTACTCTAAATTTCTCATACTGAGTAAGAAACGGTACATGTATCAGAGCGTAAACGGACACGGAACGGTCGATCCAAAAATTGGTCGAAAGGGCATCGTGCTCGCTCGACGCGACAATTCGTTGTTGCTTAGACTGATTTACGAACGCGTTGTGACTATGATATTTAACGAGTCTAGTAAATCTGAGATTACGTCGTTCGTTATCGAACGGATCAACGACGTTTTTCGAAACGTCATTCCGTATTCACAATACGTCATAACGAAATCGATAGGGTCAGCCGAAGGGGATGAGGTAGATGGCAAACTCGGAGATTATGTGGTCAAAGCGTTACCGATCGACGAAAACGATCGCAAAGCCGCGTTAAACGGACTGACCGAAAGACAATACGCGATCAAGTCGTGTCCAGCTCAAGTGCAATTGGCTGAAAAGATGCGTCTTCGCGGGTGTCCTGTAGACGCTGGATCTCGACTAGAGTTTGTGGTGACGAGTGGTACACGCTCGAAAACGTTGGGAGGCAGGATTGAAGATTATCACTACTTTTCAAAACGTACGCGTATGTTAAAATTGGACAAGTTGTATTACGTGGAATCGTTCATCAATCCGTTGGACCAACTTTTGACGGTAGGTATTGGATCAAACAAGTTTATGGCTAAACAACTCGAGTATCGTAAAGCTTACGATAAAGTCGTCGCCGAAATTACTCGCACGTTTGCACCGCGTGTAGTACGCGTAAACTCTTGATAGCTACGATGAGTCTTTACCACATTTGGTAAAGACTAGAAAATAGCAAACAGTTCGTCTAGATCAATTTCACGCGTGTACTTGAATTGCACGATAGCTCTCGCTATGTCGTATTTTGACGTACGACTAGACACGTTTCTCAGATTTTCGAATTGAGCGTATCGAAGCAACTCTAACTTTGTGTATTCTTCCGAGATGTATTCGACTACCCGCTCCGCGTCCACGTCAAATCCAAAAATGTCGTTTACGGCGTCGACAAACTCGTCGTTATTTATATACAACAATGATCGTAACCTGTGCGGTATAGAACCCATTTTTTAACGCGTAGTAAAAATGTACGCGTTAAACGCTTTATCATCGTACGACTTTACGGCTTCGTTTTCAGATCCGCGGTTAATATCGGCGGCTCACTCTGGTCAGCGTCTCGTTCTCGACGCGCCAGTATTGGACGGATCAGTCAAAATGGCCAACGTGTACAATCCGCGACCCGGATATCGATCGGTTTACAATTCGTTGGCGGATATTGGCGGAGGTCAAATACTCTATTACTACGATTCCGAAATTGGCGTACCGTTCATAAAACCGCTATTCGACGATAGCCCCGTCATCAAAGCCGACTATATCGATCCGATGGGAACGTACAAACCTCATTACTATCGAGACGCTACGCGAACGTGTGGTCCGGGTTTAACGTGGTTGGCGGATACTCAGTTTCAACGACAAGATTTACTATCTGCTCAGATATGGAAACGTAATCAAACCGAACCGCTTTTTCTTTTAGATTAAATAATTTAGCGATACTTTACCGTCAGATCGGGTTTATACGATGACACGACCTGTTTGAGCCATTTCCACCCCTCGTTTCTGTTGAACTGAAAAGGTATTCGCTCAAACAACTCGGCTCGT